GTTTTCCAATACCCATTGGCGGTTGGCACGGATGGCTATCTTTACGAACATGAATCAGGATGGACAGATAACGGATCACCGTTAACGTCCACGCGTTACGCGGAATCAGGCCCGGTTGAACTGTCAACGGGTGATCGCTTTATGGCAGTGCGGCAAATATTGCCGGATGAAAAGTCACAAGGTCAAGTGAAGTTGACGTTTTACACAAAACCAACGCCAGAATCATCAAGCACAACTTATGGCCCATACACCATGCAACCGTACACGAATGCACGGTTCACGGGACGCCAAGTAGCAATGCGCGTGGTTGGTAATGCTGATGCTGATTGGCGTGTTGGCACGATCCGTTTGGACGCTGTACCAGGCAGCGGGCGATGAAGTTACCTGCACCGCTTCCGCAATATTCGTCAACGCTTGAGCGTGAACGCAACCGTGCTTTGGAAAGTGCTGATGCGTTGAACTTAAAGAAGTTGCAGGACGTTGAGTTTGTGGAGGGTATGCGGTTGATCCTTCGCTCGCCAAACGGAACGCGGTATAGCATCACGGTTGATAATTCTGGCGTCATCAGTGCAACGTCGATTTAGAGGCAGACATGGCAACGAAACAAGACATTCAGGCTTTGTACCAGCAAGCACTCAACAGAACGCCGCGTGACGATGAGGTTAATTGGTGGCTTATGTCCGCCAACAACGAAAAGTGGACGCCAGCACAGTTGCGTAGTGCGTTTTTGCGTGACGCAATACCTGAGCTTTACACGTCAGTCTTGGGACGCGCACCGCAACCCAATGAAACCGCATATTGGAATTGGGCGCAAAACGAATTAGCAAACCCAGAGAAACTGCGCACCGAGTTTTTACGTTCAGCGCAATCAGAGATTGACATTAACGCAGCGCGTCAAGCAGGTGCTAAACGTACAACGCAAGGCATTACCCAGACAGGTTTGGCGGAACGGACTTATACGCCATATGCTGGTGATTACACGCGTTACGGTTTTGGGCCTGAAGGTTTACTGTTCACCAACACGGGCAAAGTGACGCCATACACATTGCCATCCGGTGAGAAGTGGCGGCCAGCCGTTGAGCCAGCCGAACCAAAGCCAAGCGATTCAAACTTACCGCCCGTTGATAAAAAACCAATTCCACCGGATCTTGCAACCTTAACGCCGAATCCAAATCCACCTGGAACGGTAACGCCAGGTGCTGGCGGCAACACGGGTTTGCTCGAAATGGGCAAGGATAATTTCATTGATGATCGCTCCACTTTACTACCCGGCGGGTCGGTAACGGATAGCCTTTTGAATGTTCCGACGCAACCCGTTATTCAACAACCCGTTGTTCAACAACCAGTTATTGAGCAACCCGTTGTCAATCCTTACGATCAACAAGTAACGGCTTGGTACCAAGGTTTACTTGGGCGCGCACCAACGCAAGCCGATCTGAATTACTGGGGCGGTGAACTCGCCAAAGGTATTGATGCTGGCGCTATTCAGGAATCAATCGCCACATCACCCGAAGCGTTGCTAAATCGCACTTACCGAATGTCGCTTGGAAGGATGCCAACGCAAGCCGATTACGGTTACTGGCTTGGCGAGTACAACAAAGGCGTTCCGCTGTCAGATATTCGCCAGTCGATTAGCGCATCACCAGAAGCGCAGCTATTTTCAAGCTACAACCAGGCCGCACAGAATATGACTTTGCAGCCATATAACTACTATCTTGGGCAACTTGGTAGTGGAACGCCGCTGCAAGGTCTTTTATCCAATTTCACGCCACAAGCCGCAAACAATGGATTGCTTTCCATTCAATGACAAAGTTTGACCTTCAGCACTGGGAGCGATGCAAGCCTTACCTTGAGGCGGCATTGCTTCACGCTGGACAAACGCATACCATTGAAGATATTGCAAAGGCCGTGACAAACAAGCAAATGCAGTTTTGGCCCGGTTCGCAATCCGCTGTCATTACTGAGATTCAAGTTTATCCGCAAAGCAAGGCATGTCACTACTTCCTTGCTGGCGGAAACATCGAAGAACTCGCCGCAATGCGCCCCATTATCGAGAAGTGGGCGCTATCCATAGGATGTAATCGCGTCACGCTAGCGGGTCGGCGCGGATGGATCAAATCGTTTCTGGCGGACGAAGGTTATCAAGAGAAGTGGACTGTCATGTCCAAGGAGTTATCACTATGAGCAAAGGCGGCGGCGGAAGTTCGTCAACATACACACCCGATCCAGAGTTTAAGCAAGCTGCGCTGCAAAACTATGCGTTTGCGCAGCAAGTAGCGCAGCAACCTTATCAAGCCTATGGCGGGCCAAGGATTGCGGGATTCACGCAACCGCAACAAGAGGCAATGGCCGCCATCAGAGAATCGCCATTAAGCCTTGGCGAATCCATGGCTAATTTTTACAATCCTTATAACCAGCAGGTTATCCAAAACACGCTCGGCAACATTGAAACGCAACGACTGATGCAACAGCAACAGTCACGCGCTGCCGCGGCAAAAGCTGGCGCGTATGGCGGAACTCGCCAAGCCGTGCAGGAAGCATTGCAACAGCAAGCCGCATTGCAAACAGGCGCACAGGCCGCGACACAACTTGCGCAGCAAGGGTTTGGACAGGCCGCTGCGCTCGGTGCGCAGGACATTGGTTTACGCCAACAAGCCGCGGCAGGATTACAAGGTATTGGTGCACAGCAACAAGCGATGAACCAGGCCAATTTGGATTTGGCGTACCAAGACTTTTTACGCCAACAGAATTACCCGTTGCAGCAGTTGCAGATCCTTCAACAAGGTCTTACGCAAATGCCATCAGGTGGTACGCAACAAACGACACAAAACCTTTCCGGCGCTCAACAGTTTGGGCAAGGTTTAAGCAATGTTGCGGCACTCGCTTACCTGTTTTCCGATAAGCGCATGAAGGAAAACATCGCCAAGATGAAGTCACCACTTGCATCGCTTGGTGAACTCAGCGGTTACGAGTACGAATACAAGGGTTCGGACATGCCAACGGGTGGCGTGATGGCGCAAGACGTTGAGCGCGTTATGCCGCACGCGGTAGCCAAAGCGGATAACGGCATGAAGATGGTGAACTATCCAGAAGTAACGGGTTTGCTGGTTGAGGCTGTCAAGGAACTTGATCGCCGCACAAGGGGTTAAACATGGCACTTTTAGACTTTCTGTTTGGCGGGCCTTCATACAGCACGGTTCCGAATTCACCTGAATCCGCCATGCAAGGCGCATCGCCTAATATCTTGCAACGCTTTGGCACAGGTCTTGATCGTGCAACCATGATTCCTGGTTTGCCAACGCCAGCCATAGATGAAGAAGAGCGTATGCGTCAACGATGGATGACGCTTGCTAATATCGGATCAACGCTTGCTCGTGGCGGCACTGCCGCGGAAGGTTTACAGCAAGCGCGACAACAAGCCTTGCAGCAGCAGATTGTCGGTGCGCAGTTTGCGGAGCAACAGCGCAAGATAGCAGAGCAACAGGCTATGCAACAAAGGATGACGGCTTTACGCCAACGATTGCAAGGCTTGCCCACTGAAGTAACGCCAACCATGGCACTTGCTGGTGGTGGCGGCCCAACGCAACAAGCCGCAGAGATTCTTGGAAGGCCAATTCCTGAAGATGCTCAACAGCGAATGAGGGCCAACCTATTGCGCAATGTAGCGTCTGAGCTTGCGCTTGAACCAGGTGGCGCGGCACAAGCCAAGGCTTTAACGGATCTCGCGCAAAACATTAGCGAAGTCCAAAAGCCAACAGTGCTTTCACCTGGATCACAGGCAATTGGGCCAACAGGAAATGTAATCGCATCAGCGCCATTTGCTCCGAAAGAACCAAAGACGTTGAGTCTTGAGCAAGCAATTATGGCAGACCCAAATTATCTTAATTCGCCAGCCGGTCAAGCCGTACTTAGGATGAAGCAACAACTTGCTGAAGCAGGAAAACCAAGTATTACTGTTCAGACAGGCGCAACATTTGGCGAGGCAGTGGCCAAATCTACCGCTGCCATGGCAGCAGGACAGGTTGAACAAGGGCAGTCAGCAGCAAGTCAAATTGAAAATAGTAACCGCGTTAGAGCGTTGCTTGATCAAGGCGTTATTACTGGTTTTGGTGCCGGAGGAAGGCTTAAACTTGGTCAGGCTGCACAGGCACTTGGTTACATGCAAGATGATCAAAGGATTGCAAATACCGCCACACTGATCCCGCAGCTGGCACAAAGGACATTAAACAACGCATCAAAGATGAAAGGCGTATTGTCTGATTCTGACATTAAGTTGCTCGAAAAAGTGTCGAACGCTGATATTTCGGTTGGCGAGGCATCGCTTAAACAAGCACTTGATCTTTCTGATCGTGTTGACCGTGAAGCAATTAAGCGTGGACGCAATGCAGCGCAAACAATTCTCGCCACACCAGGCATGAGCCAATTTGCGCCAATGTATCAAATACCGGAGCCTAAGCCTTATTCCAAGCAAGTCACGGTAAAGGGCAAGCCAGTAACGGCAACGCAAGGTGTTGATGGTAATTACTATGTGACTGTTGGCGGAAAACGCTTCCGAGTAGAGGAATAAATTATGGCCGAAGCCCGACTCATACCCGTTGACGAGGAAGAAAAGCGCGAAGTGCGTTTGGTTCCTGTTGAAACGCCACGCATGGAGCGCCCACCATCACCAACCATTGGCGAGCGCACGATTCGCGGGTTTATGGATGTTGGGCAAGGCTTAAAGCAACTGTACTTGATGGCGACTGATCCCGAAGAAGCCGCCAAGTACACGCAGCAAGTCAATAAAGATTTGGCGATGTATGAAGCCGCCATAGGAACTGCGCAACCACCTAGCATTTACGGTGAGCGCGGTATGCGTACCGATGCAGGGCCAGCGGCAGATATTCCTCGTATGGTGGGGAACGTCATGGCAACCGCTCCGGCCATGCTTATACCAGGCGGAAGAGAGTTAACGCTTGGCGGTATCACGGCGCGAGCATTGCAAGGCGCAGTTCCAGCTGCCGCCATGTACAGCGAAGCGGGGACACCAGAGTCAAAACTTGCACAAGCGGCGACAGGCGCAGTTGCCGGTGTAGTTGCGCCTGAAGTGGTTAAAGGTGCGTCACGCCTTGCGTTAGGTGCAAAGGATCTAACAGCGGCAGCAACACGCCAAGCAACAGTTATGTCGCCATCGCAAGTGCGTGTCGAGATTAACAATTACATCAAAACGCTTGATCCGCAAGCCGATATTTCGCAACTTACTGCCACGGCGCAAGCAAGGCTTGCTGAAGGTGCAAAGCAGCAATTACAAGTAACCGGGAAACTTGATCCGGCATCACTAATTAGGCGTGAGGATTTTGAAAAACTTGGTATGCCCTACACATCAGGCCAAGTAACGCGTGATCCTAGACAGTTTGCAACAGAACGCAACCTTGCCGCCATTGAAGGTGCTGGTCAGCCGTTACTTGATATTTTCACGCAACAACCACGTCTGTTGCGCGAGCGTCTTGAAGCGTTACGCGGACAAGCGCAGCCAACGCCATTAGCAACTGGCGAAGCGGTAACAGGTGCCATTGGTCAGCGTGTTGACCGTAGCGGCTTATTTGGTGCGCTCGGTGCGGACATTGATGCGGCATACAACGCAGCGCGAAGCCTACCAGGTGCAAAGGATCAAATTCCTTTTGGCGACTTTAGGATGCGCATTCAGGACACGCTTGATAACTTTGAAGATGTTATCCCTTCGCCTGTTAAAAAGCGCATTGAACAGTTTGCAATGGGCGGCGATGACGGAAGAGCGTTTAGCATTGAAGAAGCGATTAAGTTTCGCCAATTGCTAACGCAACGTGCCGGAGAAAATCCAGGTTCAGCAAAAGCCATGGGAGATATTAAAAAGCAACTCGATGCTTACATGGCGGAAGTGACGCAAAACATTCCAGAGGCAAATCAAGCCGTTCAAAAGTTCCGCGAAGGCATTGGACTGTCAGCCGCCAGAGCGCGTGAATTTGATCCTTTTAAGCCAATCGTTGCGGGCCAAGCTAATCAGGATCAATTCTTTCAGCGGTTCATTGTTGGCGGCCAAACAAAAGACGTTGTTGCGTTACGCGACACGCTCACCAAACCGCGTGGCGCTAATGTCGACCAGGCTGCCGTTGATCAAGCTAGGGCGGCATGGGATGACGTTAGAGCGCAAACCATTCAATGGTTGATTGATAGTGCCGTGGGAACGTCTGGTGCATTTAGCCAAGCAGGATTTAATTCGGCGCTCAAACGGATTCAACCGAAACTTGAAGTGCTATTCAACAAGGAAGAAGTTGACCAGTTAAAGCGTATTGGACGCGCATCAACGGCAGCGTTTGGCGAGCCAGCAACGGGTGGTGTGCCGCTGATCAACCGTTCGGGAACAGCGCCAACGCTGATGAACATTCTTACGCGTAGCGTTGGCGGCAACATTCCTATGGTTGGCCCGATGATGCAAAACGTTTCACAACGTATGCAAACCGCGGCCAACGTTGAAGCGGCACAAGCTGCCGCGCAAGGTGGCGTTGTATCGCCAGCCGTTGCCGCTGCACGCGAACAGCAACGACGTATGCTTGCAAGCCGTATGGCGGGGCCATTTCAGGTTGGCCCGTTCCAGGTTGCTCCGTTCCCTGTTGCAGGGGGACTTCTCACAGAGGAATATCGCAGGTAAACTGATACACGGAACTCCCCTCCTGTTGGTTTTTGCCCGCCGCTTGCGGGCATTTTTTTTGCCGTTCGTCGGAAAAGGTTGGACACTTGCAACTTTTTACCGCCAAATGGAAAGCTATGAACAAACTAATTATCGGTATTGATCCAGGGGCAAGTGGTGCGATTGCAACACTTCAGGGCAAGAAACTTATTGACGTGATTGACATGCCTATTGTGCAGCGCACCGTTGGAAAGGCTGTCAAGAACTTTGTGTCGCCACACGAATTGCATACGCATTTGGCGGCATATCTGATTGACTATGAATGCACAGCTTATATCGAACAGGTTTCCGCCATGCCAGGACAGGGTGTAAGTAGCATGTTTTCGTTTGGGCGCTCACTCGGAAATGTTGAAGGCGTACTTGCATCCTTGCAAATTCCTTACCACTTTGTGCCGCCGCTCGTGTGGCAACGCAAGGTTAGGCTGACGGGTGGCAAGGATGGCGCACGAGCATTGGCGCAACAAATGTTTCCTAACAACGCGTCGAGTTTCTCTCGCAAAAGAGATGACGGGCGGGCTGACGCCAGTTTGATTGCACTTTATGGGGTTATGAATGAGCACACAGGAAGTTGAAAATCTAAAAGAGTTGTTGAAGTACACGCGAACCCTTGCCGCGGAAAGCGACAACAAGTTGCGCGTTGCGCGCAGGTTTATCCACTCGTTATTGCATCCGGAGGAATTTGGACACGCAGTTACGGAAGAGGTGCGCGGAAAAGCGTTAGAAATCATCAGGCAGATTTCATGAAGCGCGTTTTGCTTATTGGGTCTGAGGGTTACGTTGGCAGCCAATTGCTAAAAAACATTGCACATGACGTGAACCTTGTGGCCGTGGATATTAAGACGGGCATGGATTTCATGGACATGTCCGACGTTGCACTGAGTGCGTTTGATGAGATCCTTTTCTTT